TCGCTCGGCCTCGAGCTCGAGCTGCTGGCCGTGAACGCCGCGGTGCACGACCTGCCGCAGCTCAGCGACGTGTTCGTCTCGGTCAACGACGGCGCAGCGGACGGCGAGACCGCCACGGTCAACGTCGCTCCGGGTGCCGCGGACGTGAACCGCACCGCCGGCTCCGACGACGTGACGATCAGCGTCCCGGTCGTGGTCGCTCCGACGCCTCTTGCCGTAACGCTCGAATGAGCGGTACCGTCACCATCACCCAGACCGACACCGGCTGGCTCGTGGAGGCGGATGAGGCGGACCGCGTGATCGTCGAGACTCGCGGCAAGTCGATCCTCGTCGCCGTCCACCCGGACGATGACGACACACCCAAGGGCAAGCCGTTGGCGGTAGCCCTCGGATGAGCCTAGCCACGCTGGTCGAAGCCATCGACTGGCTCGAGGAACGCTGGGGCGGTCAACGACCGGCCCCGATCCGGCTGCACCGCGCCCACGCCACAGACGGCGCGCTCGGTGCGCCGGCGTTCACCCTGGCCTTCGAGAAGGCGCTGGATGGCTCACCGAGTCAGACCAGCGACGCGACTCGGACAGCCCCGTGCGCTCACCCGATGCTCGGTGTGGGCCTCCCCGCTCGGGACTGTCCGGAGTGCTACGGCCTAGGCGTCAAGGATGTCCAGGTGGATCGGTACCGCTACCCGATGACACTGGCCCTCGCGAAGCTATGCAACACCCTCCGACCAAGGCGTCAGCAGCACCCATACCGGCTCATCCTCAGCCTCGCGGATCATGGCTGGGACTGGCGCGCCACGGGGCGTTCACTCGACATGCACCCCGACCTCGCCGAAGCCCTGCTGCTCCGGGCCATCCGGCAGCTTCACAGCCGTTACGAGGAAGGCCCGATCGGTCGCATCTCGTATCTCGACAAGTCAGAGAGCCAGCAGCACGCGGAGGCGCTCGCGTCCTAGCGTATAGTTGCAATCGCCGACACCACGTGCCCGCGCTGAGGCCCGGCCCCGAGAAGCGCATCCCCGTATCTCACCGACCCCCGGAGACGACCATGCCTGAGATCACCGTATCCCTCGACGGCAAAGACCATCGCATCATGGACGGCGAACACACCGCCTGTGGCCTCGTCGTGCCGCATGGCACCGATTGGGTCGACACCCTGACCGATCCGTGCTCCACGTGCTTCCCCAAGTCGAGCAAGAAGGCCCTGGCGTCCGAGCCCGACGCGGAGCCGGCGGAGGCCTGACATGGCCGAACGGCGCAAGTACACCGCGCGACAGCGAGCCAAGGCAACGGGCATCGCTGTCGTCGAGGGTGTGACTGCGGCCGAGCGCGCAACGGGCATCCCCAAAGAGACGATCCAGTACTGGACGACCAAGCCCGAGTTCGCACAACTACGCACTACCGCGCGCGAGATCGTCGCTGACCAGTTCTGGATCGGCATCCAGGTCGGCATCGAGGAAGTCATCGCGGGCCTTCGTAGCGATGCCCCGCTGAACCACAAGGCTGATGCGTTGCGGACGCTGGCCGAGCGATACGCCCTGCTGACCGGCGGTGCCACTGCGAGGACGGAACTCCGTGACATCTCAGGCACCTTCTCCGACGCCGACGTCGTCATTGCCCTCCGCACCGCCGACGATCTCACGCGAGCAGGCGGTGAGGGAACTCCGGAAGAGGCTGAGGGAACGCCAACGGGCTAAGGGGTACGACCTCTTCACGGAGGACCCCGTCGGGTTCATCGAGCTCATCCTCGATGAACGCCCGTGGACGATCCAAGCCCAGATAGCCGTAGCACTGCGTGACCATCCCCAGGTCGCGGTGCCGTCGTGCTTCGGCTCGGGCAAGGACTGGATAGCCGCCCGTATCGTGTGCTGGTGGGTCTCGACCGGCGGTATCGCGGTCACGACCGCCGACACGTACCGGCAGGTCCGGGACATCCTGTGGCGCGAGCTTCGCAAGGCGCACGCCCGAGGCGGACTGCCCGGCACCATCCCCGCGGTAGAGTCGCGCTGGGAGATCCCCGGCTCCGATGCGTTCGCCATCGGCATCAAGCCCGAGGACTACAACCCCGAAGGCCTGCAGGGCATCCACGGCCGTCGAGTGCTGGTCGTCATCGACGAGGCCAACGGCGTCGGACCGGACCTGTGGGACGCCGCCAAGGGCCTCGTCGTCAATGAGCGCAGCCGCATCCTCGCCATCGGCAACCCCCACGAGCCGCAAGGACCGTTCCACGAAGCCTGTCGGTCCAAGACGTGGCACGTCATCCACATCAGCGTCTTCGATACGCCGAACTTCACCGGCGAGGCCGTCCCGGAGAAGGCGCAAGCCGAGCTCGTCAGCCCGTTCTGGCTCGAGCAGCGCAAAGCCGAAGGCCTGGAGGGAACGCCGTGGTGGCAAGCCAAGGTACTCGGCCAGTTCCCCGACACCGCATCGAACGCCGTCATCCCGTTGGCGTGGGTCGAGCAGGCTCGCTCACGGATGCATGTCCCCGATGCCCGTGAGTGGGCCGGTCTCGACGTGGCGCGCTTCGGATCGGACGACTCGGCTCTTCTGGAAGGCTCCGGCAACGGACCCGAAACGGTCACGGTCGTTCACGGGCAGGACACGATGCAGGTGGCCGGCATCGGCAAGGCGTACCTCGACCGTCGCAGGGGCACCTTGGCGATCGACGTCATCGGCGTCGGCGGTGGCGTGGTGGACCGCATCAAGGAACAAAAGACCCCAGGGACGCTCATCGCGGTCAACGTGGGCGAATCCCCGGATCACGACCCTGACCTCCTGGTCAACCTCCGAGCGCAACTGTGGTGGGACGCCCGCCGCGGCCTCGACCCGACATCAGACGAACCATTGAGCCTCGCCCGCCTCGACGAGCAGGCGTATGCCCGATTGCGGGCTGAACTCACTGCACCGACGTACCGCATGACTTCGGCGGGCAAGGTGCAGATCGAGGGCAAGGAAGAACTGAAGGCCCGCGGCCTGCCCAGTCCTGACCTTGCCGACGCATTCTGTCTAGCCCTCTACGCCCGGTCACGCGCTCGACGCCGGGTGTCCAGCTTTGGAGCTGTCGCGTGACCCTACTCGACCGATTGCTGGGCCGTCCTGAACCCGTGACAACCGTGCCACCTGTCCATGTCGGGCGGCTGGAGGTCAAGGCCGTCACCGGCGCTGGGTTGGCGGCGTACCAGAACGATATCCCGCTCTCGATGTGGTCCGACGACCCGCTCATCCGGGCTTCGGCGTACCTCCGGGCGTACAAGGTCGGCTGGTTCTACAAGGCCGAGAGCCGGATCAGCCTCGACATCGCCAACATGCGCCGAACGCTGGCACCCGAAGACACCGCGGGCGACGACGAGGCCGAGATCCTCGAAGCGGACCTGACGACGGACTGGGAGCAGCTTTCGCCCGAGTTGCAGTTCCTGCGCCTCATGGAACGCCCGAATCCGACCCAAACGGGCCGGCAACTCTTCCAGAAGACCCAGATCCGGCTCGATATGGTCGGCTGGACGTTCTGGTACATGGAAAACGCCGGTCCCTACGGCTCAGGGGTGCTGCCGACGGCCATCTACGGCATCAGCCCGACGCGCATGACGCCATCGTTCGACAAGGCGGGCACGTTGCTCGGCTGGGTCATGGACAAGAAGGCGAATGGCAGCGGGACGCCGTTCCAGGCGCATGAGATCGTCCAGTTTAGCCACGAAGCGGCCGAAGACACACCGTACGGGCAGGGCATCGTGGAAGCGGTGCTGTCCGAACTCCCGATCGGTAACTCGCTGTCGCGTCACCAGGAGGACATGCTCTCGACCGGCGGCCGGCTGGCCGGGATGATGTGGCCGAAGAACCGCGCGCTCGACGAGGACGAGTTCACGGACGCGCAGCGGGCATGGCGCAACGTCGCATCCGACCCGAACGCCGCGCGACGGCTGCTCATCTTCCCCGAACCGATGGAATACGCCAGCGGGGCCTCCACACCGGAGCAGATCGGCATCCCGGCGCTGTCGGAGCTGAACCGCGACAACATCCTCACCGCGTTCCCGATCAGCGCCTTCCAACTCGGCGTCCCGATGCCCAAGGGCCTGAACTCGGGCGAGACGAAGCGCGAGGACCGCAAGGACTACTGGCTGAGCACCATCCATCCACGGGTGGAACTGCTCGAAGAGGTCATCCAGACCAAGGTCGTGTCGCTGTACGAAGCAGTCATCGGCTCGACGCTCGACTTCGACATCGAGGAGCCGAACCTCGACGATGCTTCGTCCCTCATCGAGAAGGTGGCCGCGTTCGACGCGTTGACGAGCGCCGGTTTCGATGCCGACGACGTCATCGAGGCGCTGGAACTCGACGGATTGCGCTGGACGAAGCCCATCCCGCCTCCGCCGCCGGTGGCACCCGCCGTCACGACGCAGGACCAGACCCGCGGCGATGCCTCAGCGGTCACTTCGACCGTCCCGACCGGAGCACCAGTTGCGGGCAAGGGCTGGCCGATCAAGGCGGTGCAGGCCATCGTCAAGCGCGATGCAGTGGTGGATCCGGCCACGACACTCGCCAAGACCGAGCTCGATGCGTTCTTCGCCCGTCAGAAGGGCCGTGTCACCGATGGCTGGCGCAACCTGCCGGTCAAGAAGGCTCGAGCCGAGGTCAAGGCCAATCCCGACTGGTGGAACAGCGCGACGGAGAACCGTGACCTGACGGAGACACTGGCGGGCATCTACCGCGCCGTCGGACGGGGTAGCCTCCAGGCCGTCTCGGATGAGCTGTCGCGGGTCATCCCCAAGGGCGCCGTGCAGAACGTGATCGCCGACCTGCTCAACTATGGTGGCGAGCGCATCAAGGCCATCAACGAGAAGACCCTCCAGGCGCTCGTGGTCCAGCTTGCAGAGGGCACGCGACGCGGTTACAGCATCAATCAGCTCATCGATGGCGTCCCCGACGAGGGCTACACCGGCATCACCGGCGTCACGCTCGATAACGGCGCGGCGGTCTTCGACGCTTCGCGCTCGGAGGTCATCGCCCGGACCGAGACGATGCTCAGCTACAACCGCTCGACCGTGCAGGGCTATTCCGAGTTCGGCGTGCAGGAGCTCGAAGCCTTCGACGGCGATCAGGACGAGGAATGCGCCGCCCGTCTCGACGCCAACCCGTGGTCTGTCGAGGATGCGCTCGGTGAGGAAGACCACCCCAACGGCACGCTGGTCTGGTCGCCCATCGTGTCCGATCCCATCGACAAGGCGTACCACGCGCCCGTAGAGGTCAACGTGACCCAGCCGCCGCCGCTGCTCACGATCCGCATCGAGCGTGACGAAGCAGGGAAGGCCATCGCGTTCCACGAGATCCCGCGATGAATGCGGGCGACCTCAGTGCGGCGATGTTCGCCGTCGAGGAGAACGCCGAGCTCCTGAAAGGCGAGAAAGGCACCAAGGGCGATATCGGACTGGTCGGTCCGCAAGGTCCCCAGGGTGACGTAGGCCCCGAAGGCCCGCAAGGCGAACGCGGCGACTTCGGTCCGCAGGGCATCATGGGCCTCACGGGGCCAAAGGGTGACAAGGGCGACCTCGGCGATCCGGGCAAGGACGGACTGGACGGCAAGCGCGGCGACCCGGGCAAGCCCGGCAGGGACGGCGAACGCGGTCTGGCGGGTCCGGTCGGTCCTTCGGGCAAGGGCGGCGGCGTCCAGGTCGTCGCTCGTGGTGGTAGCGGCTCGTCGCTCGCCGTCAAGGACGAAGGCGCGACGATCGATACGGCGGTCACGTCCATCGACTTCGCTGGGGCGGGTGTTACGGCGACGAACGTCGGGCACGCGGTCACGGTAACGGTCGCAGGGGGAGGCGGTGGAGGAGGCGCGACCGTCACCGTCTCGGATGTGGACCCCGGCGCCATCGGCCCGCTCAACTTCTGGCTGGAGACGACCGAGGGACCCGATCCGGTCGGCAACTACAACCGGCTATGGCTTCGCAACGCCACGGACGACGATTGGGCCATCGCGTCTCCGGTGAGCTACGCGGACAGCGGCCAGACCCTCCTCACATCGCCCGGTGACAGCGCCGAACTGAACCTGCTCGACGGTGCCGGTTCGTATATCGCGGCAAGTACGGATCTCAAGATCGGACTCAACGGCGGCGCCGGCGTCAAGGGCAGTCTGTTCCTGGATACGGACGGCATCCACCTAGGACCGACCAACGCCGGACCGCTCTTCACCTTCGGCTCGGTCGACCCTTCTGCCGGCGGAGGGGTCGTCGCGGCATTGGGTTCGATGTACATCAAGACGGACGGACTCGTGTTCTGGAAGACCGCCGCACCGGACACCGGCTGGACCTCATTACCGCTTAACGCGCTGGCGCACTATCTGTCAACCGTGGCGGTGGATATCAGTGGAACCGACCTGACCTTCCTCGCAAGCACTGGGAACCTGAACCTCAACGCCAATACGAACATCATGATGACGACCCTTCCGACATCTGACCCCGGCGTATCGGGCGCGCTCTGGAACAACCTCGGCGTAGTGATGGTGAGTCCATGACTACTACCGTCCTCCAGAGTACCGACAGCGGACAGGCGACTTTCGGAACGACGCCCACGGATGCCACGAAGCTCACCGCGAGCAAGGCCGCCAACGTCCCGGCCATGTCCACCGGCACGCTCGTCCTGCTGAGCGATGTCCTCACGGCCCTCACGGCACTCCGGACGAGCCATAACGACCTACTCGCCAAGATGAAGGCCGCTGGCCTCATGGATCCTGACTGATGACGACACTGCTGGATCTCCCGCTGAACTCCGTCATCGGACCGGCGCTGGTCGGTGCGCAGCCGCTCGACTCGCATCTGACCGCCATCGCGACTGCCATCGCCACGACGGGCACGATCCCGACCGCCGTGGTCCCGGTCATCGCGGGACCTACGGGTCCAGCCGGGCCTACGGGTCCGCAAGGCGTCAAGGGCGATACGGGCCTGACCGGCACGACGGGTGCCGTAGGTGCGACCGGACCGACCGGGAATACCGGCGCGGCAGGCGCTACTGGTTCGCAGGGGCCTATCGGCAACACGGGATCAGCGGGAGCGACCGGCAATACAGGAGCACAGGGCATCCAAGGCACCGCCGGCGCTGCTGGCGCACAAGGCACCGCCGGGACGAACTGGGTCCCCGCCCACGTTACCCTCGCCAACGGCACGACGGCGATGGCGTTCGGGACCAATACCTCGGTCAAGGTCACGCCGACCGCTCTTGCGACCTACACAACGACCGTGCCGGCGGCTGGCCGGACCGTCGTTCTTATCATCCTGACGTCCGGTGTGTCGAGCTTCACGATCACCTTCGGGGCCGGCTTCAAGCCCACGGCCACGCTCGCTACCGGGACCACGACGGCCCGCGTCTTCGTCCTGACGTGGATCAGTGACGGGACCAACCTCTATGAAAGCGCACGAACGATAGCGATGGTGGCCTGATGGACTCCCTCAAAGCCGAACAGCTCAGCAGCCGGAAGTGGCGCATCTGCTCGCTGCCCTACGGCGGTCCGATGAAGGGCGGCAAGGACTACGACGGCGAATACTTCTCGCCCCGGACCAATCCGTGGGCCGATTACTACCCCGAGCGTCCGGCGTTGTTCCAGCACGCGCAGGATCGTGTCCTGAAGGACTCCGTGATCGGCATCGAGGACGAACTCCACCAGGAGAAGGACGGCTGGTGGGGGACGCTCTGGCTCGAGCGCGGCAATCAGTATCTCGACCAGATCAACTCGCTTATCGCGGCCGGCAAGGCGTGGGGCTCGTCCGGCTCGGTCGGGCACCTCGTCAAGAAGGCCAAGGATGGCGAACTGCTCGTGTGGCCGCATATCGAGCAGACCATCACCACCGTTCCCCGCAATCACTACTCCGTCATCGTCGCCTCCAAGGCGGCGGCTGACTACGCGGAAGCCGGTATCGCGTTCGACCTTGGTCGTGACCTGTCTTCGGATGGCGATGACCCGGCGATGGCGCGACTGAACCAGGCTCTCACCGACTTGGAATCACTACTCCGTGATGCTCGCTAGCGGGTCCTAGAAAGGGACCCCCAGTCATGAGTCAGGAGCTTGACCAGAAGGTCGAAGCCCTCACCACGTCCATCGCCGACCTCGCCACGGAACTCCGTGACAAGTCGGACATCCCGCTCGACCGCATCACCGCCATCGAGGCGGAGATCGCGGCCAAGTCGGCCCAGATCGACCAGCTCGTCGAGACGAAGCGGGCCGATGACGTCGACCGCCAGCTCAAGGAGCTCGACGAGCGGGTCAAGGCGTTCACGCGCACCTCCGCCCAGGGCAAGGCAGCGGCCATCCTCGCGGGTGCGACCCAGAACATGGGACCGACGCAGAAATCGGTCGGCCGGTACAGCGAAGTCAACTTCCTGTCAGCTCTCGTCGAACGCCGTCACGGCGACGAGGACGCGCAGGACTTCGTCAAGGCCGTCCTCGGGACATCGAGTGCCACCGGCACCGCGATCATCCCGAACAACTTCGTCGCAGCTCTCGTCGAGCAGATCGCGGCGACCAACATCTACCGCGACCTGTTCAACGTCGTCACCGGCGTGAACGGCGCGGGCGTGGACATCCCCTACGAGATCACCGGGCTCAGCGCCGCGCTCCTGCAGGGTGCCTACGGCTCGAACAAGGACGTCCGCGACTTCAGCTTCGCGCGGGCCACGGCGACCCTCTACGAGATCGCGCAGATCGCAGACGTCGGCAACCAGCTTCTGCGGCAGTCCAACGGGGCGGCCGAACAGTCCGCTCGTCGTCGGCTGGCGAAGCAGCTCGGCATCGCCGAAGCGACGTTCATCACCAACGGCTCGGGTTCGTCCCAGCCGCTCGGCTTCTTCCAGGCGTTCCTTGCATACGGCGATCCGGCCGGCTACAAGACCGCCCTCAGCTCCGAATCGCGTGCAGCGGCCATCGGTCGCGGCATCAGCGCGATGGAAGGTCGCGGCATCGTCGCCGACCGGACATCCAGCCTGTGCATCGTCATGCACCCGACCGACTACTGGGAACTGGCGACCGAGACGCTCGGCACTTCGGGCTCCGGTGGCTGGGTGCTCGACCCGGCAGGCGGCGCAGCGGGTTCGCCGCCGGTCACGTCCATCTGGGGCGTGCCGATCCGGCGTGACCCGTGGTGGCCGACCGCCAAGATCGGCACCGCGCTGATCATCGCTCGCGACGAGGTCGAGATCTACACCGGAGACGAGTACCGGGTGGACGTTTCGGATGCGGGTAACCGTTTTGACCAGAACGTGACCGGGTTCCGCGCGGAAGAGATGTTCGGCTTTAATGCCGAGCCGTACGTCCGCACGGGTCGGGTTCAGCAGGTCACAGGGATCTAGTCATTGATGGCTTCGGCGGTTGTGCCAGAAACAGCCGCCAATCGTCTTTGTCGCTGTAGTTCTGACTTATGCGCGCGCTGACATCCTGGACATACGCTAGCGGGTCGTTGAGTTAGAAAGAGCGTTCCGCAAGTGCCGCAGAGTTGCGTGAATGGACCTTTGCGTCCTCGCTTCAAGGAACCGCTTACGCGTCTGCGTTCTTCTATCGGCAGTTCGGCATAGTTCAATCTGATGCGGGCGTTACGGCGATGACGTGCAATAGGTTTGGTCTGGGCACGTTCAGCAAACGTGAGCGCAGGCAGTTTGATATGTCTGTGTCCGAGTAGATACAGAAATACGATCTGACCGCCCGGTACTCGATAGTCGAGAAGTCGCCGACAGTGACCTTGCCCGAGTATGGCGGCCCAGCGAGGGCTATCGGCCCAAGCCATCTTCAGGTAGAGCTGATAAGCCATCTCGCGCTCGGTCGCATCCAGTGCGCCAGTCGAAACATCGTGTCCAGGTATCAGCGTTACCGCGATGCACTTCATCATCCGACAGGCTGAGACAGCATCACGAGCGGACGACGACCACGGCCCACAGAAGTCGAGATAGGCACCGTCAATCTCTGGAAATGCTGCGATGGCCTCGGCGACCGTTCCCCAGAACGTCTCATAGCCGCCTTCCCAGCCCGCGACTTGATGCGCGTGGCGTTTTCGGTCCGCTGAGACAGGACGTCCTTGGTCCACGATCTTCATCGAGCCATTCTCGACGGAGATGACGCGAAAACCCGCGGCTACCAGTGCCGAGGCGCTGATGCCTCCGCCCCACAGGTCGAGCACCACGGTCACGCCGGCCGCTTTCATCGCCGCGATGACTCGCCCGCGGGCGATGTCCTTGCTCGGATTGCCGAATGCTTGGCGGTAGAGGTTCCGAATACGGTGCGCCTCTGCCAACGGGGCTCCTGAGATCTTGTCCATCTCCGCTCCAATAGAAAACGCC